CAGTCGCCACAACAGGCACATTCTAAACAAACTATAAAGGGGCAAACTCATGGCAAAACTAAAGATCGTTCGTACAGATGGAAGCGTATTGGAAGGCGAGATCACTCCAGCAGTGGAGTACTCATTCGAGCAGTACGCTAAAAAGGGCTTCCATAAGGCGTTCCGCGATGAAGAAAAGCAGAGCGATGTCTATTGGTTAGCATGGGAAGTAACACGCAGGTCAGGTGAAACTGTTAAGCCTTTCGGGATTGAGTTTATCGAGACACTTAAGAGTGTTGAGGTATTAGACTCAGACCCTTTGTCTTAAAGCGCGATCTTCCGTTCACCTATCTAATTGCTAGGCTAAGCATTAGATTGGGGATTGCGCCACAGCAGTTACTAGATTTAGATAGAACCATGCTAGAGGCTCTCTTGCAAGGTCTTAAAGATGAAGCAAAGGAGATCAGCGATGCCAGCAAGCGTAAAGGGCGCGGTTAATCTTCGTAAAGCTTTGCGTTCTTTTGCGCCGGACCTTGCCAAAGAAACTCAGAAACAAATGACTGGGGCTCTTAAGCCAATTACAAAAGCTGCTAAAGGTTATTTACCAGATGAAGGACAAGTCCTCAGTGGTTGGCTTGCTAGAGAAAACTCCGAAGCGCGATTTCCTTCTTACAATGCTCGAATTGTTAAAGGCGGGATTGGCTATAAAACTTCTCCGTCTAAGCCTAATCGCAGAGGCTTTAGATCATTAGCTCGTGTATTCAATAAGACTGCAGCTGGAGCTATTTACGAGACGATGGGGCGTAAGACTCCATCAAGTCCTTTTGTACAGAATCAAAATGGTAAATATGGCGCATCGATGAAGGGTAACGGCAAGATGCAAGGTCGTGCTTTGTTTCGTGCCTATGAAGAAAACAATGGCAAAGCCAGAGATGCAGTACTCAAAGCCATCAAAGATTCGGCAGATAAACTTAATGCAAGAGCAAAGGTGTAACTCATGTCAAATATAGTTATTGATATTGCCGCGGAGTTCACTGGCAAGAAAGGCTTTAAGCAAGCCGAAACAGCAACAGACAAAATGAGCAAGAATGTAAAAAAACTTGCTGGGGCTTTAGGCTTAGCTTTTAGTGGTCAGCAGATTCTTGCTTTTGGTAAAGCATCGATGAAGGCTTTTGCAGAAGATGAAAAGGCAGCCGCTAGATTAACAAAGGCAGTAGAAAACCTAGGCCTTGGTTTTGAAGATGCAAGAATTAAAACTTTTATTGCTGACCTTGAAAAAACAGCAGGCGTAGCTGATGATGTTTTACGACCAGCCTTTCAAAGTCTTTTGCAGACTACTGGATCAGTGGCTAAATCACAGGAATTGCTTAAACTTGCTTTAGATGTATCTGCGGGTAGTGGTATTGATGCGGTTCAAGTTTCTAAAGATTTGAGCCTTGCCTACCTAGGACAAACCAAGGGATTAACCAAATACAATTTAGGGCTCACAAAAGCAGAATTGCAGACCGCTGGATTTAACAAGATTCAAGAAAAATTGAATGATCAATTCTCTGGACAAAATGCAACACGCTTAACTACCTATGCCGGCAAAATGGAGCTATTAGGTGTTGCAGCTGGCAATGCTCAAGAGATTATCGGTAAAGGTTTAGTGGATGCGCTTGGTTCTTTAACCGCTGACAACACAGTAAGTAATTTAGCAACACAGATGGAAAGTGTTGCAACATACACGGCAGATACCATTCGCGGTATTGGTGTGATGATTGGTTACATAACTACTGCATCTAGACAAATCAGTAACATTCCCGGGCTAAGCAAAATTATGGAGCTAGTCCTTAACACAAATCAAGCATATACTGCAATCAAGTTATTAAATGAACTTGGTAAAGCAAATGCGAATAAGGCTAGACCATTTACAACACCAATGACTATTTCAGGTTCTACTGACAGCGATGTCAAGGCAGAGGCAGCTAGAAAAGCTGCAGAGGCAGCAGCGAAAAAGCGCGCAGCAGAATTACTAGCAATGCAAAAGAAGTCTTTAAAATCCCAGCAGGATTTACTAAAGATAAACAAAGCCAAGGCAATCTTTGACATCCAGAAAATCCAGATTGAAGCAGCTCTAAAGGGCAAGATCAGCGAGGAAGAAAGAATCCGCTTGATGTTGCTCAAGGCTATTCAAGAAGAAAACATCGAGGACATTGAGAAGTACACAAAGATGTTGAATCAGGTTCAAGGCAAGGTAGAAGGCCTAAAAACTATCTTGGAAGAAACTTATGCAATGGATGCAGGCAATCCTTTCATTTCATGGGAAATGGGTCTTGATGGAGTTACAAGAGCTTTAATTGAAATCAACGATGCATCGATCGAATTGACAAGTACTATTGCACAAAACTCATTGGCGATGGGCTTACTAGGTGGAGCATCATTTGCGGATGCCCTAAGAGGTGCTAATTATGCAGCACAGGCGGCTGAATGGGCTAGAAAAAATGGAATGAATCCTACTCCAATTCTTCCGCCAGCAGGAATAAGCCCAACTTCTCCAACAAACCCTACAACCGTTGTGGAAGTAGTTGTTCAAGGCACAGTCATCTCTCAGCAAGAATTGCAACAAGCTATTGTAGATGCTGTCAATAACTCAGGACTAACAGGCAATCAGTTAATTACTGGCGTTCCAGAGCGACAGGTCGCTATTTAATGGCATTACCTGCAACCATCGGAGTAACCATCAACTTTAGTGATGGCCCTACTTACGGCTACCCTTTTACTATTGGCGATCCGGTCAAGGGTATTCTGGGTGTCTCCGAACTTGCTAATAGCAACGCATCAGCTTTAATCATTGATTACTCAGCACAAACTACGCAGGTCGCAATAAAGCGCGGTCGTGATCTGATGACTGACACCTATAATGCAGGTCAGGCATCTGTCAAGATCCTAGATCCTAATGGTGACTTTAACCCGCAGAATACAAGCTCTCCGATCTATGGCTATCTAAAGCCTTTGCGCAAGATCCAGATTACTGCCACACACTTAGGTACTAACTACTATCTATTTTCAGGCTACACATCTGAGTACCGATACACCTATCCAACTGGTCAAGAAATCGGTTATGTAACCATCGTGTCTTACGATGCTTTCAAGATTTTTAACCTTGCAGCAGTTTCAACCGTTGCCGATGCTGGAGCAGGGCAAGACACAGGCACTCGTATCAATCGCATTCTTTCAGAGCTTTCATGGCCTAACTCAATGCGTGATATCGACACAGGTGACACCATCTGTTCAGCAGATTCCGGACAATCTCGCGTGGCTTTATCTGCTATCCGCGCAGCTGAGTTCAGCGAGTTAGGCGCGTTTTACATGAGTCCAGATGGTAACGCTATCTTCAAGAGCCGATCTAGCACGATTGAAACTCTAGATGACACACCAACAGTCTTTAATCAAACAGGCGGTATTCCTTACGCTAACATCAAGTTTGCCTTCGATGACAAGCTCATCATCAATCAGGCTAACATTCAACGCTATGGCAGCAGCAATGTGCAAAGCCATACAGATGCAGCAAGCGTGGATACCTACTTCCTACACAGCACGAGTGCACAAAATCTACCTATTGCTACCGATGACGAAGCCATGAATCTAGCTACCACCTATGTAAATAGTCGTAAGGACACCACAATCCGCATCGATTCAATGACTCTAGATTTAAGCACTCCAAACTATTCCGCAGGGATCACGGCAGCTCTTAGCCTGGACTACTTTAGCAATGTGACTATCTCTAACATTCAGCCAAATGGCGATACAATTACAAAGACCATACAGGTTCAAGGGGTGGCACATGACATTCAGCCGAATAAGTGGTTCACAACATTCACCACGATGGAGCCAATCACCGATGGTTTCATCATTGGGAACACAGAATACGGTATCCTAGGCGTATCTCGTCTAGCATGGTAAAGGAGCAATAAATGGCAACAGGATTTCCAGCAGCAACAGGAGATGTCCTATCAGCGGCTATGTTTAATGGCTTGGTGGCCTTTACTCTAGATGCCCAGACAGGCACAACCTACACACTAGAAGCTACTGATCAGTATCAGGTGCTAGTGATTACATCAAATGCAGGTACTAAGACAGTAAGCATTCCAACAGATGCCACATACAATTTTCCAGTAGGAACAGCAGTATCCTTCCTTAATACTGGAGCAGGTGACTTGACAATCAATGCTGTCACTTCTGGCACTACAACAATTACTAGCGTAGGTGGAACACCTGCTGCACCTAAAGTTGGACAATACAAATCAGCTGTAGCAATTAAAACTGCTGCTAATGCTTGGACAGTCGTAGGGTCTGTCGCATAATGATTGGAAACATTGTCGGTGGCTTGCTTGGCTTTGTGCCAAGCGGCTTTAATGTTGATTTCTTAGTAGTAGGCGGCGGTGCAGGCGGCGGTTCTTATCTTGGCGGCGGCGGTGGTGCAGGTGGTCTGCGCTGTTCTGTAACTGCAACAGGCGGTGGTGGTGCATTGCCATCGCCACTAGCAGTTGTAAAATCTACAAATTACACACTTACAGTAGGTGCTGGTGGTGCAGGTGGAACTGGTGGTTCAAGCGTTTATGGTTCAAATGGAAATGATTCCATTTTTTCAACAGTAACAAGCACTAAAGGCGGCGGTGGTGCATCTGACACCGGCACTCGTAATGGCAACAATGGTGGTTCGGGCGGCGGTGGATGCGGCTTTTTCGTTAGCACTGGCGGAACTGGAACTACTAATCAAGGTTTTGCTGGCGGTTCAAATCCGACTTCCGGTTTTGGACAGAATGGCGGCGGTGGTGCTGGAGCAGTTGGTGAATCAACAACTTCTGCAAGCGTTAATGGTGCTGGTGGTGCAGGTGTAGCAACCTCTATTTCAGGTTCTTCAGTTACTTACGCAGGCGGCGGCGGTGGTGGTGGGCTTCTTTATTCCGGCTCAAACGCTACTGGAGGTGCTGGTGGTAATGGTGGTGGTGGTGCTGGTGGAACTGGTGCAACTACTCCGCTTGCGGGTACAGCTGGAACTGCAAATAGCGGAGCGGGCGGCGGCGGTGGTGGAAGCAATGGTAATACTGGAACTGGTGCTGCTGGCGGCGCAGGTGGATCTGGAATAGTTATCTTAAGATTTCCAACAGCTGCAGGAACTATAACTATTGGTGCTGGTTTAACAGGCTCAACAACAACTAGCGGATCAGATACCATTGCAACAATTACTGCTGGCACAGGAAATGTGAGTTGGTCATAATGGCACATTACGCATTCTTAGATGAGAATAACATCGTTACAGAAGTCATTGTCGGTATTGACGAAACCGAGTTAATTGAAGGTCTAGACACAGAGACTTGGTACGGCAATTACAGAGGACAAGTCTGCAAGCGTACTTCTTATAACAACAATATCCGTAAGAATTATGCTGGGGTAGGTTACACATACGATGCAGATCGTGATGCTTTTATCGCTCCAGAGCCAGAAAATGCTATTGGCTTTGATGAGGAAACTTGCCAATGGATTGTGCCACCCAAGGATTTAGATGAAGCCGCGCCTAAGTAAAGCTGCGAGCCAATTACGAGAGCAAATCGATGATTCGTTCCCAGATCGTGACCGCGCATCGGATGGTTGGATCGGTGATACCCGACACGCTGCTCGCAAGTCTGATCATAATCCGGATGCACACGGCTGGGTACGCGCCATTGATGTGGACAAAGATCTATTCAAGGGCGGAAAGCCAGACATCATGGGCGATCTTGCAGATCAGCTTCGTACCTTATCCAAGGCAAAAACAGACAAGCGTATTAGTTACATCATTTACGATGGACGAATCTGCTCCAGAATCCTTAACTGGAAATGGCGCAAGTACACAGGGGCGAACAAACACACTAAGCACATGCATGTTAGCTTTAAGAAAGAAGCTGACAATGATGGTGCTTTT